GGTTCTGTCTGACACATTGTAAATGTATATTACACCATTGTTATCAGAGCAAGCATAATAATCATCGCTAATTGCTACTTTATTTGCAAAAATAGTGCCTGCACCTGATTCTGCACTAATAGTATGTGTTGTTATTGTACGATCTGTACCTGATACACTTACTTCGCCAACAATTAATGCCGATGCATCGCCAGTAATAAATTTATTACTTGTAATAACTTTTAATTTTGTTTTTGTTATAGCACTATCTTCAATACTAGTAATCAAAGTATTGTGATCTAAAATACCGCCAGTAGCAGAATATACTTTTAATGTGCCGCCGTATACTGCATACAATGTATCATTGGTCATTGTAATTTCTGAAGAAAATTCAAATCCGCTTCCAAGATCGTTACATGAATATGTAGTGCTATTTGTACCATCATGTAAAACAAAAGTCGAATCTCCTCTTTCAAAGTATAACCAACATTGTTCATTTATTGCAAGATTATCGTGCGAATATGTAGTATTATTAGTGAAACTTTCAAAATCATCGTGTCGTAAAACAGCGGTATCAGAAAACGATCCAGCAATAGTATTGTCACCAGTATCAGACATAATAAAATCTGGAGTTGCTGTTTCATTTAACATATTATAACTGTCATAGATTATATCAGCATCAATTACAAGATGATATTGATTAGTGGCTACCATTCCTGTATCATCTAAAATAATTTTAGTACCATCGTCAGATAGTAAAACATCGCCTTCGTATGCATAAGATTTTAACAGAGTAGAATCATCATTGTAGATAGCAATGTTACCTGAACTACCAGAAAAATAACCAGCTGCAATATAATCACTTACAAAATAAGTTTCTGTGCTTGGCCCTACAGTAAATGTTGTATTAGGATCAAGTATTAAATTGTTACCTTTACCAAATGATATACCAAAATCTGTAACACCTGTAGTTGTAAAACTTAATAAATTATCATTTGGCGGATTTGGTAATTGGTTAGTTGTATCTCTTACAAAACCTTGATCAAGATCAAATCTATACTCTACACCTTTTGTTAGTGTTAAACCTAGTGACCTTAAATTAATTGTAATAGTAGCCATTATTGTTCCTTAATTTTCTATTGTTACTGCTGCATCAGATGCGTCTATTTCGGCAATCAATGTACTTGATTCATCAAATATTCTAATTTTACCTGTGCTATCTTCTACTGCTCTATCAGACGAGAATGTAATCTCATCAGGTACATGTTGTGCGCCACCTTGCGACATATTTGTAGCAGCAATTTGTGCACCAGTATCAGTTGTAAAACTAAAACTGCCGCCGCCATAAAAATTACAATAACCTCTTAGTGCTGTACCAGGTATTGTTACTGTAACTGTTTCGTTAACATTGAAATCTGTTGGTGGATTTATAATTAGTGAATTTCCTGAAGCAATAACACTATAGCCTACAGCTTCAACATCAAGCGATTGACTGCCTACTGTAATATTGCCTGTACCAAGTACTACTGGTTGATTGAATATAACTTTTATATCTGTCTGTGGACTAACATTTGTGTTGCTTGACGATTCGACATTATCTACAATATATTTTACATCTGATATTGTCATTGCTGCACTACCTTTATTACCTGCTACCAATGCAGGAATAGTTGTAGCATCTGCAAATTCGGATGCTGTGTTAAAACGCCAATAGTCTATTACACTGCCTCCCATAGTACCAGATGCTCCTGGCGCTTTTATTGCTGGTGCAATAACAGGATATGCACTACAAAATTTTACTACACCTTCATCGTTTGTAATGTAAAAGTCTGTACCAGCTGCTCTTGTACCAAATGGTATTTCTACAACATCGGTGCTAATAGTGCAACTGCCAACAGGGACAGTTTCTAATAAGGTTCCATCTGTTTTATATAGATAATAATTTCCAACTCCAGGTATCAAACTTCCTACTTGGAATCTAGTACCTGCATACCTTACATAAACACTGCCTGTAGTTGCCCACTGTGTATCCGATGCAAATATACCACTATCGAATTGATCTTCATCTGAAGTTGGACTTACTTCTGAAATAGTTAAGTATTCTGAAACTACACCTGTACCAGTTCCACCGCCTGTTCCTAAGTTGCCCTCAATTGCATCATCAACAAGATCAACACCTGTTAGGTCTTCAAATGCTTCAAATATTTTGTCAAACATACTGCCGCCGCTGGTATCTTTTGCAAACAAACCATCAACACCACTTAACAATTGTAGCAATCCTAGTGCAGTAGCAATACCTCCTAGTCCGTCAAATACTTGTGTTTGGTCATCAACACCTTGTGTAATTTGTTCTGGTGTATATGTAAATCCGCTTGCTGCACTAAATGGACCAACTGTAAGTGCATTTACACCTCTTGTTTTTACATTAAAATTATCACTTGCTAGTGCATCGTAATCAAGTGTAACGGTTGTACCGCTGCTAAACACACCGCCGCCAACTGGTCTTTCCACAGCAATTAAATTATAACTTGTGCCATCAGTTGATACCCAATACTCCATTGCTTCAACTACGCCTGTTGGTGAAGTACTTTCGATCTCCACCCTTGGACGACTATCACGCTCAAACTTTGTAACCTGTGGTGTACCTGGTACACCAATACTACCAATACTAATTATACCTGTTTGGTCGCTGCGTATAAATCTAAACAAATCATCAACAGCATATACATTAGCATCGTATTCTAGTGCTGTAAATTCTACACTAAGAGCACCGCCATTATCGTGTACTTCTCTTACACTAATAATTCTAAAGTCTTTGTTGGTCCATCCTGCACTATCATTGGTTATGTCAATTATTTCACCTGCTTTTAGGTTCATATAACTATAATCTGCTTGGAATGTTACAACTAAATCTACTCTTGTTTGTTTAAGTTCAATCAACCCTAGTATTTCAGCTTGTACAGGCTCATTTAATAAGTTGTAGCTGATGTTTAGTGTATTGTTAAATTCATTACTGTTTCTGTCTGCTTCTGGGATATCAATTTTAACAAAGTCTGCTGAATCTTTGATATCTCTGTTTGGAAACTCTACTCTTACACTGTTGTATAAATCTTGTATACCAGTGCCTTGTATTCCAACATTGCCTACAATATTGCTATCGTCAAAACTTGCTACACTAGTACCTTCTTTGTTTATAGCAACACTCCATTTACCAGTGAAGATATCAAATGTTAACCAACTACCAGATGCACTTGCAATTGCTTCCATATTGGTTAAAACATCTCTGCTGGTGTCAACTAAACCATTAATTTGATACCTGTCTGCTAGTGTTGCTAGTGTACTATCATCACTGCTATAACTTACACTTTCAGCACTGTAAGTATTCAATGCTTCTAAAGCACTTTCGTCAATATATGTGTCATTGATACCAGCACCATATACAGTTGAATTCATGTAATCAAACAACACATTGCCTGGCTCTTTCATGCTGTTTTCAAGTTCTACAGTAATTTCACCTAAACTTGTAAGATTTTTTTCTCTGTTGTATGTAACTTCTGCAATAATAAACACCAAGTCATTCATTGCTTGAGCACTTGTCCAACTTGGCATAACACTACTAGCATTGACTAAACTGCCATTGCTGTATCCTTGCGGTATAACTGGGCTGTTGCTATCACCTGCATAGCAATATATTTTAACCAAACCTTCAATGTTTGTGTCTACATTGCCATCTCTGTCAATAACATAATCTGCTGTAATACCATCACTTTTAAATATAATTCTGTTGTCATTCCAGTATACATCTTTGAAAGTATATGTACTGGCAGTACTATCTGCACCAAAGCCTGTTTTTTCGCACAATGTAACACAATAGTACATTGTTTGATTGTTGCTGGCTAGTTCTGCATCACTAATAATACCGCCAAAATATGCTGTACCATACAACACAGGTATTCTGTTTGTTGCATTTGGCTTAACTTGTAAGCGTACACCTTCATCAATATTTTCGTCATCGCTAGTTTGGTTTGCTTTTAACGCACCTGCACTTAATTTGCGTAGTGCATATCCTGCAAGAACTGTTCTTGCAAGTGTACTACCAATTCCTGGGCCTAATAAAAAACCTGCTGCTTTACCTAAAAAACTGCCTATACCGGATAAAAAACTCATTGCGGTGCTCCAAAGTTAAAGTTACTTTTTGCCAACGCTGGCACACGATCAAAACTTGTATCGCCTGGAAACAATGCTTTTTGATCTATTGGATTTGTTCTGCGTCCAACTATTTTGTTAGTAAGCAATTCTACAACACTAGCACATTCTAAAACTAATTGTACAGTTCCTTCTTGAGCACCTTCTAGTAATTCATCTTCGATACTAAAGTTGCTTACAACGCCTCTAAATTTTATGTTTGGATTACTAAAGCCTGTAAGCAATGCACCTGTACTAGTATTGAATAAGCCTCTATAAATTTGTACATCACTGCCTTTTAATTTTGTGCCAAGAATTGTGCTTACACTAGGCGTAGCTATGCCACTAATTGCAATGGTAACTTGCTCAGGTGCAGCTCTAAGTTCACTGCTTGTGCTACCAATACTTAACAAATTGCCTAAATTATCATAAGTTTCACCACCAATATCGTAATTGATATGGTAATCGCTAAAACGCAACACTTGATAATCAGGAACATCGATCCTTACAAATGTATTGTTTTGCACTGCATCATATGAGCTAAGATCGACTACCATTTACACTGACTCCGCAAATATAAACTTTCCCTGCCATCTAACTTGATCATAACCAAATATTTCCCACTGTGGAAAGTTTACACAAATAACTTGCCAGTTGACACTTTGTCCAACATTTACTGTGTACAAGCCAGCAGCTTCTAATACAGGTCTGTGTACAGTAATAGTGTTGCTATCGTGTGCTACATCATCAGCTACTGTATAAACGCTGTTTGATCCTAACTGTATAAAATCGCCTGCTTTAAATTTAAATTGTCCACTAGTTAGTGTTTCTGGATTGCTAGTTATGGTAAGTGTGTTGCCACTAGTAAAATTTACTTGTACACTGTTAGGTGAAGCAAAGTCACCTAAGTAACCACTAATATAATCGTGTCCTGCGTCTGCTAAATTTACTGTTGCAACTGTTGTTTTATCCAAAGTTTCCATCTTTTCAATAAGTGATCTGTAGTCACTGTATTTAGGTCCAGCTGGTAATGCCACTTCAAAAGTGAATTTTTGTCCACCCAT